TCATCCATAAGGAATCCAACTAATCTCTGTTTATAAAAATATGCATCCTTTCTCAATTGATCTCTGAGCTCATTAACCTCATCTAAGGTGTTGGCTTGCAAGTTCTCATCAGATACTCTTCCAGCTGCCTTGTTTGTCAGTTTCTCAGTAAGGAATAATGCTGCTCTGTAATCAACAAAAGCAACCAAGCAAGGAACAACATAATCATTCATTAATGTGAGATAATCAGGAGTCCATGTGGATGTCTCTACTCTATCAAGCAAGGCTCGATATAAGGGAGTCCCAAGAGCTGGCTGAATATGCATATCTTGACTTCTCTTGATAGCAACTGCCAAGAGTTTTGTATCTGTATTGCTGTGGATCAATCCTAATTTTTTAAGATTCTCCACTGAAAGTAGGTAGTTCATATCTTATCTTTTTACAACTAATTGCTGAATCCATTCATGTCTACACCATGGTGTTGATGCTTGAGTATCTGGATTGGTATACCATCCTCCTCTGTATTTCCACACATCTCTATCAACTCGGCCAGAGATAGTGTTGATCTCATCCTTTGTGTAGAGTCTATTAAGTGACATTAATCTCTCGCAGAATTGTCTTGAGCCACTCTTTGCTGGTGGAACATCAAGTCTTGTTCTGTATCCATAACGAACCTCAAATCTTTCAATAGGAATATCAACCTCTCTGACCAATGACTTTCCCAAATCAGTGACCTCTCCTTTTGTGATGACCTCCCATCTCATAAGCTTAGCCATTGACTTGGCAATATCCTCAATGTTTGTGTTGAGAGCCTTGGCAATGCCATTTGAATCCTCACCATCTCCAATCAACTTAAGTACATTCTTGTCAAAATCATTTAGCTCTGCTGAGATTTCTCCAATGGTTGCAAAGAGTTGATCTTGCTTTGAGAATACATCAGCTGATGGAGTATCCCAAGCTATTGGAAATGTGGCAATCACATCATATTCATGAGCTGGATCACCGTATTGTGCAAAGTATCCAATCTCATCATCTTGGTGTTCAAACTTGCATGAGCTCAATTGCTGTGCTCCTGGTTGCAATCCCACAATCCTTCTTGCTTGTGCCTCATCAATGGTTGGAAATGATGCCAATACAATGCTCAATGCACTCTCGCTGGTCAATACTCCTTCCTTAATCTTAGCAACCACATCAATAAGTGATGCAATCTGTGCTCCGTTCAATGCACTCTTAGCAACATCAACTGTTGCCTCTGCTGTTGGTTGGTCAATTGCTGTTGGCTGTGCTGCCACTGGTGCAACTTCAGCTGTTCCAATTGGTTTAACATCTCTTAGCTTAACTGTTCCAACATCACCAGACAACTCAATCATGTAATTAAGCATCCACTCAATTCTCCTTTGTCTTGTATCAACATAAGTCTTTTTAAATATCTCAAAGAGCTCAGCTGATTCAGCAGCATTGAATGATCCCTCTGGAGCAACACCAAATAAAGATGGAGATACAACTGCATGAGCCACAAGGATATTCTGTTGAACGCTTGACTCAAGAGATTCATATCTTTTATCCAGGTCATTTCCAGTCAGACTCTCAACTCTTGGAGCTTGATCTGCTGATGGTGCAAATGTGATGATGATATCACCTGAATTCTCAATGTTGGATGCTGGTCCTTTAATTTGATTCTTGAATGACTCAGCTTCCTCTTGAGTTTCTGGAAAGCCATCCATGAAAGTTATCATTGTTCCTGACTTGAATCCATTCTGTAATTCATACATGTGGAATTTAGAGATGTCAACATCAGTCTGAATTGCTGTGATCCCTCCATTGTATGGTGGCTTTGGATAAACTCCTTGCTCTTTACGTCCTTTCTTAGCTGGATCTTTGTAATAGATAACAAATGATCCGACCTTATTATTCTCATCAAGAGCTGGAATAGTTCTGAGATTTGTTTTCTCAGCTGATTGCTGTTGAACAGTCCAGTCATCTGATAGATAGTACATTCTTTCATCTGCTGATATTCTTATCATATCAATGGCAAGATACTCCCATCTGACAACTCTTGTCCCTTCCTTATTCCAGGTACCTTTGACAGCGAATGCTCCGAATAATTCATAATCAAATGCCAATTGCTCAACAATCTCATCCATTGAAAAGTCAGAGAAAGGATTCTCAAGGAATCTTTGCAAGTTACCAGTGACAACTTCAATCCCTCCACCAGCAATGTAGTGAGTCTTATTCTTGATTATTCCTTGATGCCAAGCCGATCCATTGAAAAGATCCACTAAAAAATAAGGATAGTCATTCTTTTTACCCCACTTGATAAAGCCAAGCATTCTATCTTGCTCCTCAACTGGCTGGACAAAGTCCTTTCTGAATGACATTGATTCGAACTTATTCATATATATTGAATGTTATATTTTCATTGTACTCATTGGAAGGTGAGTCAATCTCATAGACATGAGCTCTGCCTTCCTCAACCAAGCCATCTGACAAGTCAGGATCAAGATTGGTTGTTGATGTTTGCTGATATATTCTGTATGTGTAGTATCCATCATAATCAAAGTTAACATCCACCCCATCCACAAGCAAGAATTCATCATATCTTGATGTCCCAGTGCTGATATTAGTCAGGATGCAATAGTATTTTAAGAATGATTGTTCATGCTCAAATTCAAATAGATAGTAAACTGGACTAACTGTTGTCAGTTCCGTTACTGTTACTATCAGATTTGAAGAGCTGGCCTTCTGTATTCTCAGCATTTTTAATTAGTTTAGGTTTTCTTTTTTCAAAGATATGCAGAAATCCAAGAGAGACATAATAATCCTCTTGACCTCTTTTAATGTCAACCCATTTACTCAATAGATTTGACCATTGTTTTGATCCGATAAACTTAGCCTTTATTTCCATGGTTTCAAATATACAAAAAAAGGAGGGACACTGCCCTCCCTTTATGATAAGAGTTTATTCAATTCTTAAATTGATGGAGATTGCTGTGCTAACAATGATGTGTAAACAGATGCCAAAACATCTGGAACTGGATCATTTTCCAATCCACCCATGATGATATCATGACCTAATCTGTCAGACTTTAATACTCCAGATCCATAAGCTGAAGCTTCAGCAATCTGAAGACCTTCACCGAATCCAAGAGCAACAACAGTCCCATCAGCTTTCTCAACAAGAGCAACAACTTCATTCTGTCCAAGCAAGTGAATCTCAGAACGTAACTCCTTTGTATCTGATGCTAAGATCATTGTCAAAGTTTGTTCATACCAAAGAGTTCCATTTCCTTTATTCACTCGGATTGGTGCAGTGTAGCTTGATAAGTTAGATTTCAACTTATACAAAAACACTTCACCAGTTACAGTCAAAGCTGTGATCTCATTGTCAGCAATTGTGGATGCAGATACATTTCCTAATGGGAATATTAATACTGATTTGATTCCACCTTTTCCATTGGTACAAGTTCTATCATTGTAGCCAAGAGTCATATTACAAGACATAAGATATTTTTTTTTTAATGTTTATAAAATGGGAGGAGTTACCCCCTCCCTTATTAATTTTTAGTTAGGTGAACCAGTTCCATTCCACACTCCGATTTGGTTCAAGAAAGGTACCTGAACACCAGCCCTGAACTTAGAACGTAGGTAGATCACATCATCATCTTGAGAATACCACAAGTCAAAGTTTTCAAAGTCTGAGCTTAAGTCAGTACCGAATACAAATTGAGATGCGCGTCCAGTGTAGATGTTATCAAGACCATTCAAACCATTAACCTTAACGATTCTCATGTTTGTTCCTGGAAGGATCAACTCATTCAAGTCACCAATGTTAGCTGGATTGTAGTGGAATAAGTTATCATCAACCAAGTTCTTAGTCAAGAAATTAAAGTTCTCACGTCCAGTAAAACAGATAAAGTCATTAGCCTCAGCAACATTTGCTGGAGTATTAACGAAACACTCATAGAAAACATCAAATGCATTAGATGCAGAGATTGTTGCTGTTGATGATGTATTCAAGTTAACACAACCATTTGCTGTTGTTAAGAATTGACGGAATCCATTCATAAAAGCCAAGTTACCTGATCCAGTAGCTTTGTTACCTTTCCAGATTAACTTGTCTAATTCAAATGAATGTAATTGCAATAAGTAGTTGATGATTTGTTGCTCAAATGGTAAAGTCTTATCTTCAGCCATTGCACCTGGGCGAAGGCCTAACTGTGTCCAGAATCCATCAAGATCCTTCTGACAGAAAGATTTCATGTAACCAAGAGTCTCAACTGCAATTGCTCTGTCAGTGAATACTGTGTCTCCAGATGGAGTCATAGTACAATCACCAGCTTGATATACAACTGAATCATCTAATAACTTTAATTCTTGAGATCCTTTAATCCCTTGTTGAATTGATAAATATTGTAGTGTGCGAGCTTCAGTTACTGAACGGACAATCAAGTCCTCTCTTTGCTCATCAACATACGCTGCAAGACCAGATACATCCCAATTAAATTTGGTGCTTAAATATTTTTTAAGTGACATTTTATTATTATTTATTACGTTTTAAGAATAGTTGTCTGGCTGTCAAGTTGCCAACTTTGCTGAACTTCTCAGCTTCTTTGGTTTCTACTGATGGCTGAGCTTTGAAAGTTTCGAAATCACTCTTCAATGAGCTCAACTCATTAACCAAATTTGTGTTATTTTCAGCAATAGCTTTGGTCATTTCTGCCAATCCTTCGACAGCTTTGGAGAATGCCTCAAGCTTTGCATTTACAATTGATTCAACTTGCTCAGCACTCATAGCCTCTGGAGTTGTTTCTGCTGATGTTTCCTCAACGGCAACCTCTCCATCTCCTTCATCTTCTCTCTCGTCAATGATCTCAGTGATGATACCTTCAGCATCAACAACAATAGATACACCTGCAAGATCACCACTCAATGAGTGTGTTCCTTCTGGAGCTGGAATTCTTTCGCCATCGGCAACAACAAAAACTGGCATACCAACCTCAAGAGAATCATACTCTATTGTGGTAACACCATCAACCAAGACTGCTGTCTCAAATTTGTCAACTGACTTTGAGAATTGTGCTTTCATTTCAGCAATCAATTCTTTAATGGTAGTTAATTCTTTGTTCATACTTATTATAATTTATTGTTCGAAAATCCCTAATTCTTTTAGCTTAGCCTCTGACCATCTCTTTGCAGCAAGTCCACCCCATAATAAATAGGAGATAGTTCCACAGGCTGAATTATCATCTGGATTGTAATATTCCTCTGCTCTTGACAGATAAGAATACATCCTTTTGATCACAGCTACTGAGACAGTCTGGCGATTAGCCAAAGTTGTGGCTCTTAATCTGCCAACCCTTGTGGCACATTTATTTCCATATTTCTGATTGAGCTCAATTCCTTTCTTGGCATTGTTGCTCACAGCTTCTGGATAGTCATTGTAAAATGTAATATATTCCTGGACCTTTTTAAGTTCTTGATAAATGGTTGAGAATTCATGCTCCCATCCTTTGCCAGTCTCAAGCAATTGGAAAACTCCCTCAATTGAGAAGCCAGTGAACATTCCAGCTTTGGCTGCATCATAAACATCCTTGTTTGTGACCTTATAACTAACAATCCAAGAGCCATCATTCTCATCCTTGAATCTTTCTGGAGCCGTAAATCCTTTTGACTCATCAATGATATATGACATGATCATGTATATCCCATCAACCACTCTCTTGCTGTCATGCTCAAGATTAACATTGTTGAAATTCTCTCTCCTTGCATAATCAAAGACAATATCCTTGATTGATGATGGTGAAAAGTTTACATAATACTCCTCACCAGTCTGAGGATCTCTTCTGAATATGGGAGTGTTCGCAGATATAGCAACTCCAGTGATGACTTGCTCCTCATCATTGAATTGATAAGCAATCTTTTTGGAGAATGTTTCAAATGATTTCTCATGTGCTGGATTAGCCACAAGGCTGTTGAATGATACTGTTGTTTCTGGATCATCCAGATCAATGATAATATCATAAAGAGGCAATTCTCTAATCATAATTATTATGTAATTTTGTTCGAAATGATATTTGTTTATCCATACCATAGCAGAGCTGAGTCTGACTTTGAAATCAAGCAATCAATTGCAATGGTCCTCAAAGTTTTTCCTGATGCTGAGATATGGACAGTTGGTAAGGC